TTCTCAAATATACCTCTTAGCACTTGGTTAAGTCTGTCAATTGTGATGAGTGGTTTATTTTGGTGATGAGTGGTTATGCTTATCCTTACACTTAGTGCTGCAAAAAACTGCTTCCGTATTGTCTGCTGTTCCATATTGCCAGCACTGTTCACTCCAATTAAATTGCTTTTCGCATATATCGCAAGTGTACTTCTTTGTTTTGTCTTTTACAAATACTTTCATATCTATTTACTTTGTGTGTGTTTTGCTGTTGAAATAACTCTGATATTAGCTGTTTTACAACAGCTGTATTTTACAGATTCACCTGATAAATAACCTTCTGAAAATGCAACCCAATTAGTGTCTTTTTTCACTGCTTCAATTGCGTTCATTCTACCTTCTTCACAATTATATTCTATAACTATGTCTTGCGCTATTGTTATTGTCTCCTTCATGTGTATTTATTTTATGTGTGTTTATTTTTTTTAAAAAAATCGTCGACAAAACTTTTAATCATAATGTAAGTACCAATTAACAAAATTTCAACGCTTGCCCCCAGTAATGCGGTAATTATGATGTTATTTTTTGTGTCAATTCCTAAATTATTACCTATAACAATTGATAGTGATATAAACGCCAATGTCGCGATAATTGATATAAATATTCTTTTCATGTTTGTGTGTGTTTTGCTTTTTCTAATGTTATCCATCTTGATTCTGTCCAGCCCGAACGCTTTATGCTTTGCATGATTAAATCAGAATGTAAGCTGTCTAAAGCTCCTTGAACTAATTTAGGAATGAACTTCTTTGCTTTAAACGGTAGCTCCCAACTTTTACCGAGAACACCTAAATAATACTTTTTTGTTAGATTGTTCTTCATAAGTGTCCCTATCTTCTGACCTGAGAATGTTACTTCAAATACTTTCGCGTTGTTTAGGTCGTTTATGGTTTCGTTAAATTCAATCATTATTCTAAAATTCTAAATTTATTTAAGCTGTTAGGCTTGTACTCGGTTGCTTTTTCTCGCTCTCTTTTCAGCACATCAACACCCCCAACTAAAAAACCTAAACCAAAGTTGTAGTCCATCATTATAGGTATGCCTAAACTGGTTGGAGCCCCACCCGTGTCTCTATCTTTTATTTTGTCAACTTCTATCATTGTGTATTTCCAAAGATTAGAATGCTTTGTAAGTCTATGACAGATTAAAAAATCATCAGCTTTATTTGCAAATGCCTTTCCGCCTTCGATGTCTGCTTTTACTGGTGGCATAATGTGTCCTGCCCAATCATGCTCCTTTGGATACTCTGCCATTCTACGACCACTTGCACTAGTCGGGTGAGCATTTATATAAATAGTTTTGTTAGTTGTTTTTGTGTACATCTTGAGCTCGTTCAAAACATCATAGTTTGATCCATACTGTAAAGGTGTTTTTAAACCGTTAAAAGGGTCAATTAAATGAACATCCGTGTTAGAGCTTGCAAATAGTTCTACTAGCTCCGTTGGGGTGTATCTTTTTGTATTGTCAACAATTTTAAAGTGGAGCTCCATAAATTCAGTGCCTTGTTTCATCTCATAGGTTGTGAGCTCCATAAAATTTTTACCAATATACATTTGTATTAAATCTCTAAATACTTTACCCGCGTGATTTTCATCCATAAACAAAGTAAACTTTAAACCGTGAACCATTGCTAATGCTAAAAAATACCATTCAATAAAATAAGTTTTACCTACATTGTCATGCCCTAAAATAAAATTTAACTGTCCGTGTTTATGTAGAAAATTTTCATCTAACAAACAACCTAACCCAAGCCCCATTGGAATACGACCCTCTCTGTAATCTTTTAGGTATTTATCGCTATGTCCTTTAGGTAGTATCATGTCCGTGTTGGTTTATTTGTTTCATCATTGACTCATACTGCAAATCTGCAACGCTCTTTTTATTCTTTGGCTCTGTTGGTATCTCGTCCTCCCATCTTTTTTGATTTAGGTATGTTTCGGGGTTCGGATGACTGTAACCTTGAAACGGCTTGTATTTAACCCAATTCTGTAAAGTGTTGTAAATCGCTTCGCGGTCTTTAACTGAAAGTTTTTCATATTTCTCTTTACATTTCTGCTTTGCTACTTTGTTAGGTTGTAACTCCCAAAATTCATCAAAAGAAAAAACTAATAATTCGGTTTCCGAATCTTGTTCTTCTTCTTGTTCTTCTTCTTGTTCTTCTTGCGATGCAGTATAGATACCCTTTATATACTCTATCAATACAGTATCTTTTACGTGCTGTAACTCTTTGTTTATGCAGGATTGAACCTTTGGTGAGCTACTTGAGTTGTACTTATTCCAGTTTTTTATAGCAAGCTCTTTCGTGAGGTCATTATACATGATTTTATTCTGTTCTATAAAGTATGCTAACTGTTTAGATACAGTATCAACATTCACACATAAATCGAATGCAATTTGTCTTTTGCTTATCTCGTATATACCGCATTGCTTTGTGCGTTCATTCGTGATTAGATATAAGTAAAACAGTTTTCTGTCTCTGTCAAGGTCGCTAATAAAGGTGTCTGACCAAAAAGAGGTGTGTACTTTCCTGAATATTGCCATTAGTCCTGAATTTTGTTAATCTCAGTACGTAATGTTTTAGCGAACTTTATTGCTGTTGATTTGTCGAGGTATATGGTTTTGAAACTATCATCTATATCTATACATATTCTTATTTCTTGATCTTCGAACGTAGTTACTGAAATGCTTCTTTCAGACTCATCAATGTCTAAAAATTTTAAATCATATTTTGCCATGTTACTAACGGTTTTAAGCTACCGATAAACTATTAAATAAAAAGACCCCGATAAATCCAACGGGTCTCACTTCGTTTTCATTATCGAGGTTCAATAACTTCTTTTGTTCTATAGTGTGAGACCGAACTGTTCTGCTAATATACTGCTTATTTATCTATCTGCAAAGAAATTGGGAAAGCTAAATTAACTAAACGCAATTCTTCACTTTTAAAATAATCATTTCCTTCTATTCGTGCAATTAATCTATCACGATATCCACCATCTGTCCAACGACTATAATCTTGCTCAAAGTTAACAGGTGTACAACCTGAATACCGAAATTCACCGCCCTTGTATCCATAAAAAGTTTCGTTGTAAGCGATTTCAATATTTTTTAAAATATCCTCGCGGCTCATTGGTGATTGTAAAATTTCAAATGCTACTTCGTCATAGCTCCCTCTCCATGAAAATGGTTCACTAACACTATATTCAAACACTTTTCCCGATTCTGATTGTTCAATGTAATTTTTAAATTCTTGTAAATTCATTTTTTTTAGTTTTTGTTACTTGTTTTTATCTGGTACTGGTATTTCGTCTACTCTAATGTAATGAGTAACGAAGTAAAAGTGTTCTGCATCCATTTCAGGATCAAAGAAATCGTGCCATATTGATTCACCGTCTGAGCAAAGTAATTCAATTGACGATTCCATCGTGCGCATACCGTTTTTAGTTTCTATTTTAGGCTTTGGCAACCCGTCGTGTTCTATTGTTTTCCAATCCATTTTACTTTTTTTGTTCAAATCTACCGCTTTAACATCTTTTTAAGTTGCTTAATGTGTTGAGTGGTTGTATTGATGGATGAGTGGTGACATTTACACTTTTGTTTACTGTAAATAGATTCACCGTCTATAATTTCACCTGTTTTTTCTCCACACCAAAGACACTTAATATCTCTGACTTTTACCATGTTACTTTATTGTTCTATTGTTAGCTTTATTTCTTCTGAACTCTTTGTAATACCGTTTACCATGTCAATAAACTCTGAGGATTTTTCTATCTCCATATCTTGATAAAAGTAATTTAAACGCTTTTCTAAAAAGTTGACGTATGTTTTTGTACGTTTTTTTACTTCGTGTACATACATGCCTGTTTGCTCAAGCTCTTCCGTTTTATAAAGTGCCGCCTGTAGCGTGGCGATTAACTGTACAGAGATTTCAATTTGATTTTGTTTCATTTTGTTTTAGTTTTAGTTAAAATGGCAGGTCATCATCATCTTGTGTAGCTGCCTGTTCTGTGTTAGCTTTTGATGCGTCTAACTTTTCGATTCTCCATGCGTTTAGCGTGTTGAAGTATTTAACTTCTCCTTTTGGGCTTGTCCACTCACGACCGTTTAGATTGAAAGACACCTCTACCGAATCGCCTACGTTGTAATTATCCAAGATGCTAACTTTATCTTGTGTTAACTGCAAACTAATATCTTGAGGGTACATAGCGTCGTTATCTGTTACTACGAATTCACGCTTTGAAAATTTCTCACTGATCTGTACAGTGTCGTTAATTACTTTGATTGTTCCTGTTAATTTGTAGCTCATTTTACTCTAAGTATTTTACTGTTTTTATTTGTTTACCGTTGAAGTTTGATTGCAACCTAAGAAGTGCCAACGGTGTTTCACTTCTAAAGTTGTTTATTGAATTGTCATAATCTTCAAAATGTGTTTGTATGCGGCACTTTATGTAATTTCCATATTCTGAAAGCCTATACAAGTATATAATAGACGCTCTGCATGTTGTTCGATCTCTATTTATATAGCTTGCAACATCTTCTGATTTCATTTCAAAACACAGTATTGCTATCAATAAGTTTCTATCTAAAACAGCGTCACTCGACCTATCATTTTTTCTTAATTGATCAATGGTAAATTTTGATTGGCTTAAAAACTCACTAGATGACACAACTCCAAAAAAACTGGGCATCCATTCTTTAAGGCTTTGAATTATTTCTAATATATTCATTTTCCTTGATTTTAGTGTATTGCTTAATAATTCTTATCTGTTTTAGTAGCTGTGGGTTAAAGTTGGTAAAGAAATTTTCCCTGTCTACATCGTTAATCGCTTTGTTCATGCAAATCCATTTTTATGTGAATTATACAGTACAACCTTCAAAGCTTCGTTAAAAGCACTTTCTGTGTACCTATACTCTCCTGTTTTGTCGCTCTTGATCCATTCTAAATGTTGTTCAATTATTTGCTGGGCTTGTTTTAGTGTCATTTTAGTTTGTTTAAACGTCTTACTCTTCATTTGCTGCTATTATTGGAACTTCTAAACTAAGCTCATAAACAGTATAAAATTTAGGTGACCAAGAACTCGTGTCACCTTCATAGTAACGTAAAAAATCTTCTAACGCGCTTTCAGGAGTTGTGAATAATCTTGTTGTATTTTCCCAACCTGAACCTTTAGTGTAGTACGCAACCGCAAATCTTTTTATCCGTTTTGGTATGGTCACTTTTTTTGCTTTTGTCGCTTCTAGTTCAATCATCTTAATTCCAATTTATTTCATTGATCAATTCCAACCTTTTATTTTTTAATCTGGCTGTTGGTGCTTCCAGTATCTCTATTCCTTTTTCAATTGTCAAACGATAGGCGTATTCTTTACACTCTTGTTCTATTCTGTCAAACTTTAGCCTAAAATTTGATATTAACCTGTCTTTGCTTTTAGACTTGATTCTGCCCTCAATTTCTTTGACTAATTTACTAGCTTTATGTCTGTCTACTCCTAAATCGTTGCCTATTTTAGCAAAAGTCATGTTTCTCATACCCCTGAATAAATACGCCTTGCATTCTAGCTGTGTAGTTTTATCGTAAAACTCATTCTCTACTGCTACGGTAATAAAGTCTTTTAGTTTTGATGTCATAGCCTTATTTTTCATTAGTGTCTATTGATACTTTCATCTCTTCTCTTAAAGATTCAATTCCTAGTGTGTGTATTTTGTTATCTATGTAGTTAGAAACGGAGTGCTTTGCCTCTGTCACTGCCTTTTCCATAGATTCGTTAAAACATTTCATAACAAAATTAGTGTTACCAGAAATATGACCTTTTAACACTTCTATCTCGTGCTTTATTTCTTCAGCTTTTCTTTTGCCTATGTTATTACCGTCAAGCATGGATAAAATTTCGTCAATCCTTTTATGGTATTCTTTATGAGTGTCGAGCATGTCATTTTGAAACATTTCTTTTTTGTTTTCAATATGGTCTATTTGCTCGATTCTTTTACCTTGTACATTTTGGATAGTACACGGAACACCCACAGTATTCATTCCGCTAGTAATCATATCGACATATTGATTATATGATAATCTAACAGAAATAACATTACTTTTTGGTTGATACCATTCTGAATTATATTTTCTTTCTTTTTCTGCTGTGTTTATCTCAATAGTAACACCGCCATTTTGGACTAGATCAGAACCAAAAAATTGAGAATGGTTAGATGCGAATTTTGAGACGCTTATCATTCCGTAACTTTCATGTTGTTTTTTCATAACTTGTAATTTGTTGTTAATGTTATTGTTTTTCCTTTGTACTCGTATTTTTTACCTCGCTTAATAGGGTTGTTAACATCTACGTTCTCCCCTACTATTATAGCCTGTATTATGTCCGAACACATTTCTTTGCAAGTGCTTGTTGTGTATGTCGGGCAACCTCCCTTGCTGTCTCTTGTCTCTGCTGTATATGTTAACTCTCTAATCATGCTTGTTTTTTGTTACTCCAAATATCGTCAAACAACTCAGTTAAAAGTTGGCAATTGTGACGAACGGTAAATATTAATGATGAACGGTAAAAAGAAAAAACCCCATACAATTAAGTACAGGGTCAAACAAAGTATGAATTATGAGAAAATACTAAAACGGTTACAATATAAACTATTTTGAACGCTTAACCAACATAACAACCAAAATCAATAGTAAAATACCAGCTATTCCGCAAATGATCCAAACAATATTTGCGTTAACTTTCTTATTGGTTTCTTTCTTTAATATCTTGTATTCGTTTTCTTGCTGCTTTATCTTCGCTGTGAGAGTCTTTTTAGCTTCCTTGGTGCGATTCCTTTCTTGAGCTAATAAAAGTTTGTTAGAACGCTTTATACTATCCTGTTTAAATTCGTACTCACGCTTAATGTTTTTGTTTTCTAGTCGTAAGGATCGAACACCGTATTTTAAAGATTTGATTTCTTTCGTGTTTTCTCGTTTGTGTTGTGCGTCGAATAGTTTTAGTTGTGTTTCCCTTAGATCGTGCCAAAGTCTCGTCTGCTGGCGTGTAAGGTTGCAGGGTGGTTGTATTGTGTCTACTTGTCCAAATGCGTTGAAGTATAACAGTATAATTATTAGTGTTCTCATATTGCTAAATTAAAAAAAATAAACTTTTCTTGATAAATGTTTGCAGAAATCAAATAAGTGTGTATCTTTGTTATGTCGGTAAGGCACAAAACTAAAAAGTAAAATTATGACAATCACAGCAGCACAATACGAAGAATTAAAATCAGTAGAGCAATCAGTTTCAAGATTAGAAGCGCAAGCTCAGAAAATGATTCCTCAATTGCAAAATGAGTTTGAACTAGGAAATGAGAAAGAAGCGAATAGATTAGAGTCATTAATCAACCTTGCTTATGCTCAAGCTGATCATAAAATAAAAATTCAGGCTGTCTCAATGCACATCAAACCTGTTGATGTTGTTAGCCTTATCAATGACTTAGATAACGCAAAGAAATACGTAGCATAATGAACCACGGAGGAAAAAGAAAGGGAGCAGGACGAAAGAAAAAACCTGTTCCCTCGGTAGTAATAAATTTTAGAGTTCCAGAAAACAGGAAGGAAGAACTAAAACAGAAGTTAAAAGAATACTTAAACAGCCTACTTTAATTAGTGGGTTTTTTTCTTATGGCCCGAATATGTAGTTTTGGGCCGCCTAGTGTTTATGGGACTTCTAGGGCTTTTTTATACGCTAAACTCGTCAATAATTATTCCCGAAACACATCCAGCGCTTTCCGTAAGGTCTATAATTTTGTTGTACTCTTCGTTGTTGTTTAAAACAATACAAGCGTATGACCATCCTTTAATATATTTACGAACTAATTTTGACCATCTGTTAAAAGTAGCCCCGTGAACATTCGCGTAAATATTCTTAAAAGTTCTTTTTCCGTACTCTTCAGCTACATTATCAAAATCACCATCTCTAGTACTCCAAACAGGCTTAACCATTCTTAAGGCTCTCATTCTACTTGCATGCTTACCGTATTTGAAAGATTGGTACATCCAAATATTTGCACATACAACTCCCGCGCCTTTGTTGTTGTATCTCCGAAAACCTCCTTTTAACGCTTGTAAACCTGGGACTGTTGTACAAGTTGTTGTTGTTATAATATCTTCGCCTTTCATTAGGTTAAACACACAACAAAACTCGTCAACCAATCTATCTTGAGGATTAGAACGTATAGCTGCCCACCAGTAGCCGCTAGGAATATGAGTATATTCTTCTGCTTCTTTGGCTATTTCAACTATTTGTTGTGCGCTGTAATACATTACTTTTCCGTAAACATGTTAGATACTAACTTCAAAGCGACACCAATAATCTCAAATGCCATACCCCATCCTCCTAGGTCGTTGTTCTGGAAGACAATACCCAAGGCAACACAGGAAACAAGTAGAGAATCTGCAAGTTGTCTAACTTTCTTAGGTGTGGGATTCCAGTAATTTTGCCAATTAAATTTTGTCTTTTTCATTTTGTACCGAGTCTTTCAATTATTCTGTCTAGCTTGGATTGAATCTCCTTAAAGTTCTGGTCAACTTTATCATCAACCTTCTCAATCTTGTCAGCGTTCCTAACTATTGTACTAGTATTATTTTCTACTTGTACATCATTGGCTTCCATCCTACTATTTACAGAAATTCCCCAACCAATAATAATTAGCAATATCGGAACTCCCACAGACAGTAAATTACCCAAAGTGATTTCTTTCTTCATTTCTGTTTTTTCTGTGTGCAACATAAATAAGTAGTATTAAAAGAGGTAAAACAAACAGCGTTGATCCTTGAGAGTAGATTAGGAAATATGCTGGGATTCCTAGTAGTGAGGTAGTTAAAAAAGCTAGTGCATACCTTTTATACTGCTTATATTGAATTAGGGAGTAAACAGTATATACTAAAAGGTTAATGACTAAAAGTTCTGCTATATCATAAGCAATGTTTTCAGGGTATCGTAGTTTATCCGAAAGGAGATAAATATCTACTTTATGAGTGTTTAGGGAGTCTCTGCTAAAATATAGTGGTATTGCATAAATTAAAACCGTGAATGACAGTTTTATTATCGCTCTACGGTTCTTTAATGCGCTCATCTTTCTTCTCGTCTTGGTCTTTCTCCAAAGATGGGAGCTTCACTAGCATTTTGTTGAATCTCGTACTCGTACTCGTTACCGTCTAAATCGGTCAACTTTATCACCATTCCGTAAATATTGCCGTTCAAATAAAGTGTAGACGTTTCGTCAATAGTGTTATCAATCGGATTAGCTTCTGAATCTAAGTAGTGTATCGTAGTACTCATGTTATTTACGTTTAAATATGTTTTAAAGTATAAAGATATAAATTATTAGTTATTTAGAATATTTACTTTTTATAGTAGTCGAATAGTCTTTTCATTTCTGGTGTGTCTGGCTTCCTTGTTATCTTCCAATAGAAGAAAAATATATATGCAAATCTGACAACGTACATTCTAAATTTTGCTCTAAATTTTCCTAGCCCTTCGATTCTCTTTAATTCATAAAATAACTTGTCTGATCTTGCGCTACCTCTGCCTGTTAGATTTACATAATCATGAAACAAACAAGCTATAGAAGGGTGTAAGGTGTCCTGTACAAAAGTGCATCCATTAAAATCATCCGAGACATCCCAATCCTCTGAATATATTACGCTAATCATTAAATCTATAATTAACGCTTTTAGTTTAGGATCAATCGACATTTTAGAAGTGTTCTCTACTGTAATAGACTCCATTTGTTCCTTTGACCAGTATTTATAAGGTTTTAAACGCATTTTTAGTAATTGTTTAAAATGTAGTTGTCTATATCTGACTTTATTTCTGCCTTTTTCGTAGCATCAAAAATACCGCTAGTAGAAAGATTATCACAAGTATCTTGAGCTGTTAACCAATTTCCTTTGAATATTTCGTCTGCTAAATTTGCTGTATAAGTTTCGTAATCCTTAACTTCTGTAAAAGTGTAAGTTCCAGAAATAAAGCTAATGTATAAGCTCCTTTGAGATTCGTGATAGTATCTTTGTCCGTCCTCTGATCGTTCGTTATATTTCGCGTCCCATAAGCTATCGCGTAACGTTCCAGTAATTAGCGCGTAATCTGGTGTGGGTGCTGCCGTTTCGAATGCTATTGCCCCCGTGCTATCTGTGTAAAATTGTCTCATTTTTATCCTATTCTGCTAACGTACCAACGATTTAACAAATGGTTGTAACTTAATACTGCCATTTGAAACTGTAACAAATTTCTAGTTCCCGCCTGTCCTCTTAATACTATTCTGTTTGCTGCGTTACTACTTCCGCTTTGATGTACAAATTTTATCCTGTATTGGCTGCTTTGATTGTAAAAGAATATAACTCTATTTACTCCTGTAGGTGGCGCAACAATTCCAGTAATTCGCCTATCTTGTGAGCTTGTAGTAAGATTAACAATATTAGCCGTAATAGATAGATTATCTCTATCTGATGACATGCTAACCGTCTGCGCTGTACCTGTTAGTTGAAAAGTGCCTAAAAAGTTTTCGTAATCAAAAGCATCATCTTGTACGTTGTTCGGGTCGTAAATGGTCGCGTCCATTCCTTGACTGTTCATATCTGTACCATTCAGGTTTAATTTTCCTGTGGTACTATTGAAATAAAGCCCAACGTTATCAGACAGGGCGTTTATTTCTGTTTGTGTTAAACTAATTAACTTTAGTATGTCGTTTACTTCCATTATGTTATTAATAATATTCTAAATAGTCCATTAGCGACCGTTCCCGCTCTGCTGGCTTCAAGCGTGTTTACTGTTGGTGTTTCGATTCGCCAATTTATACGCCTATCATCTGATATACGGTAAACTCTATCTAAAATATCCTTTGTATTAAAATTATGAGTTATTGTAAAAGTAGTTCTACCTCCTCCTGTCGCTCTAGTTATAGAAGATTCTGCACTGTCAAGTGTTATATAAAGCTTCCTGACAAACTTTTTCGTGGTTGACGTATCGTCTACTTCGTCGGCATCTGGGAAACTTAAAACTGGGTTTATTGGGTCTGTGTTGTCTACTCCATCACCCGTTACAGATTGAACGCCACCACCTCCCCCGCCAACAGGTTCGCCTAATTTACCGCTTAAAAAGTCAGTTAAATCATCGTTCGTAACAAAAGCTAATCCCGTTCTATTGTCTATAATATCGGCATAGTCGAACTCCGTCTCATCTTCTCCTTGCTCGTAACTAATATCACTGCCGACATTGTTTTTCGCATCTAAAAAGAAACGGTATTTAGTGCCGTCAACCTTAAATTTGAGTTGTGCCGTTTTTTCACGTATAGACTCCAAATTAGTTACCGTGTCAGTGATTACGAAATAATAACCTTGTATTTTTAAATTAAAAGCCATTACGAAACAACTATATCGGACATCGGAATATTAAAAGTCTCAGCCATATTTATCTGCAAACCTATGTAGTACATCAACTCAATTTTCTTGTGTTCGTCCATGTTTGTAGGGATTGTTGGCTCAACCTGCGCAAAAAGAGTATTAAACTCTGTATTGTCGATAATAAAGTCGTCCATAATAATTGGGGGACTTGTCGCTTCGTTCGTAACTGGATCATACGTGTAGTAAGTATACACACACCTTACTCTTGTTGGCTCTCCTGTTTCTGGATCACGTAACCATTGCCCATACTCTTCTAAAATACCAACAACATAATCATTCCCTTGACTGTTTACTCTGTTTTGTATGTTGAAGTTTACTTTTACCGTTGTTTTTGCTTGCATTTCTTATGGTGTTGTTGTGTGTGAAATTAATAATCCCTTTTCAAAAGTTACCGAGGATGTGTCCCCGCTGTTAGGAGCATTAAAACTTAAAGTTACAGTTTCTCCGACACCTGACGGTGTTTTTATGTCTCCATTTATCACATTTATAGCGACATTATTTGTTGCTCCCGTAACATCTACTGACATACCTGTTTTTGTAATTGCTGTTCCTGTTCCTACTAAAGTAATACATTCGCTAAGACCTGCACTAGCTGTATTTGTTAGTAGTACGTTTTGATTTCCTGTATTAGTCTTTAGACCTATAAAACATCTACTATTTATAACATTTGTAGAAGCATATACATTCGCAGCCGATCCCGTTTTATTTAATATAGCTCCATAGTTAGGAGAGGTTAAACCGCCACCCATTGCAAAACGTCCCGCAATTAGTCTATAATCACCAACACCGTTAAACTCGTGGTGATCAGCTAAAGCTAAGTTTCTCATTCTTACACCGTCCGAGCTAGTATTCCCCCCATAGTTTACATTTCTAAATCCAGAAATATCTATTTGTTGATCATTGTTGCCCAGATTTGTATCTGTCCCACTTCCTCCTGTTACGTTAATATCTACTGTTGCCATGTTAATAATTATTAGTTACATAAGTATCTATCTCTGTCTGTATTTCTGCTTTTTTTACAGTGTCAAAAATACCGCTAGTCGCCAAGTTGTTACACGTTTCTTGAGCCGTCAACCAATCCCCTTTAAATATTTGATCCGCTAATTTTGAAGTGTGTTCTTCAAATTCAAAAACCTCTAAACCAGTATATATTCCATTTAATAAATCAATGTAAAGTGCTGCTTGTGTTTCAGTGTAATATCTTTGTCCGTCCTCTTTTCTTTCTCTATATTTAGCTTTCCAATGGCTCATCCTAACCTCTGGATCAGTGATTAATACGTATCCATTTGGAGGTGAATTTTCAAAAGCTATTGCAGGTATCGGTTGTTCTGAATTTTTGTAAAAATTTCTCATTGCATTCGTGTAAATTGCCATTTATTAATAGTATGATTGTACATACATAGAGCGATTAAATAATCATCTAAATTTTTTTGACCTGCGTTACCCCTTAAAACTATTCTATTTGCTGCTAAACTGCTTCCGCTATTTGCTACAAACGTTTTAACTCTGTTTGAGTCGTTATTTACAAAAATAATGATTCTCTCAACACCAGAAGGTGGGGCTTTTATTCCTGTTATTCTACGCATATTTGAGGGAGCTGTTAGATAAACAATGTTAAAACCATCTAAATCTAGGTTATCTTGATCACTGTTCAGCGTTATAGTCGTCCTGCCACCTTTTACTTGAAAATCACCTAAAAAATTAGCATAATCAAAAGCATTATCATCAACGTTATTAGGATCATATACGCTCTTTTCCATATCGCCCGAACCGCTTGACACCTGTTCCCAAGAATTATCTTTTCTTGCGTATTGATTACCATCTGCGGGAGCTTCTGGAAAAGACACTTTTGAATTATTTGTTGTAATATCTGAAATTTGCGCTGGTGTTATTGTCGTTGTATCACCTCTCAAAACGTCCGCAGAACCTGTTCCAAAGTCTTTATTAAATGCTGAATTCTCTGTGAAATCTGCTTTTGCTCCAATTTCTGCTGGTGTTGGAAATGTTAGAACTGGATCACTCGCTGTTCCTCCTACTCCGTCACCCGTTACTGAGTTCACCCCGTTACCTCCCGAGGTGCTAGACTTTCCCAGATGATCCTGTTGAAAAGTTCGCAAAGTGCTTGCAGTTGCAGCGACTCCGTCAATAGTTACATCTGATATATTGCCCTTCCATTCAGTAGCAATACTTTCATTAATTCCGTGCGTATCATACACGTTCAGAATATTTTCGTTTAAGTGTCTATTACTAAAATAGAAATCTTTTGCGGGTACTTCTAATTCGATTATGCTTGTAACTGTGTCTGTTATCACTAATGAATTGCCCGATATTGTTATATCTTTCATTATGTTATATTTATGTTTATCGTTAAATCTTGATCACTTGGAGCAGAAAAAGACTGCTCTAAAACACCGTTAACAACCACATTATAATCCATTATTTCAGGAGCGTTTGGTGGTGCGTCTGCTTCCGATGTTTGTCTGTTATCTTGAAAGTGCGTTCTATTTCTACGTACTTTATCCTCAAACTTTGCAACACCTGTTAATTGTCTTGTGCCGTCAAAATGGTTGGGCGCAAATCCCTCGCTAACAATAACAGGAATATCATAATACTGGTGTGAATAGCTGTCATAGTTATGGTCACTAATCCAACACGAGTTTTCAGCTAGTACATGATCTCGTAACTTTTCTATTACGTTGTACGTGTTTAAATCTACTCTTAGTTCATAGCTTGTAAAGTCTTCACGCTTAACCTTCTCTTGTGTTCCGTCTAAGTATTCTAAATTATCTATTTCAGTATTATCTTGAAAGTATCCGAACTTACCATCAAAACGTAACGAATCTAATAAAAATGCATCAGTCATATTGATGTCATACTTATCATTAACATCGTTGAATCTTGAAAGTATTCTGGTTGTTCCCTCTGCGTTACTTATTTCACCACTTGTATATGGTAGTAGATTATATTGTGCATAAGTGTATGTCGGTCGTGTTTGTCCTGCTACAATTGGCGTAACTTCTATTGAATAGCAGCCAAACCCATCTAAAATAGCTACAGACCTCCATTCTATAGTTGTGTACCATGCTCCCGCTTCATTTGGAAACTCCACAGAAACAGGAGTAAACGAAGTTACAACACCATCTTTCTTTAACACGAAGGTAACACTATCGCCAAAATCAAATACACTATTAACATCATTCTTTACTCTTGAGTTATCAACTAAGTCAGCTAAAACATCAAAAGGACGGCAACAAGCTTTATTTAAGCGTTCTATATCCTCGATTATTGGAGGTGGGTTGAAAGGCTCTTTTGGCGGCTCGTAAGGGTCTAAATGTATGTTGTCTATTAATGGCATTATATTGTGTTTCCATGCGCTCTAGTACCAAAGATAATACTTTTCGCGGTTAGTTTGCTAGGGTCGAACAAACAGGTTAATACTAAATCGTTTCCACTTATATCTATTTTAAGTCTAGTTTCCCCCGTGTCAGGTTGTAACGGGTTGCTGTTATCGGTCGGGTCTTCAAGAGTGCTTAACTCAAAAAGTACTATATCATTCTCACCTCTTACGCTAATTGACCCCCATTCTCCCCCGTTCCAGTTTGTTGGTGCTGTAGTTGTTGAAATTAAACGTGTGGTTTCTCCGCGTAGAGGTTTTGTAATTGCTGTACCGTCTAATCTCTCGAAAGTAAGTACTGGTGTGATTGTGCCTAAACTAATGCCAAACGGTAGAGCGTTTCTGTATATTCCTGTATTACGCTCCAATACTAATTCAGCCTGTAAAGTATAGTCTGGATCGCTTGAGTACGTGTACCACTTGTTTGTTTTTTCTCCAAAGAAATCTTTCGAAGCGTCAGGGAGTTGTATAAAATCCTCATTTCTAACTTGAAAGGCATACGATACTTCCACACCAAAATCCGATACCGTGTCTAATGTCGCAAGTCGAGAAACAGTAACCGCGTTTTTATTGCTTGTTGTTGGCAGTTTGTACCCTCTTGGTTGATTGTAGTCTAGTAAAAGTGTACCGTCTCGCATGGCTGGCAAATCCTCTACGTTATACACAAAGCTTTCTAATGTAAACTGTGAACCATCGTTTTTCAATGCTATTACGCGCAACGTTATCGACTTCCATACATTTTCATCTGTATTTTTAGGTAATACCAAAGTAGAAGACAAGCGAACATAATCCTCAGCCATTAAAACAGGTGAAGCGGTTAACGTGTCGTTGTTTATATCCTCTAAGACTAAAGTTGTCGTTGTATATGCTCCTAGCGGTAGTATAGTTTTTATTGCTTCTTGTGAATCAGTTAAAACGTTTACCGTTGTTGCTCTACTATACGTTAAAGTTGGATCATCTATCGCTACTAAATACTCGTAGTTTTTAACGTTGTTTTCTAGGTACGTTGTCATCGCGGCATTAGCTGCAATTCTCCCCGTAATAATTACGTGAGTAGTGTTATTAGTAACTGTGAAGTTCGTCATATCAAAACGCGCCCCTGAACTGTTTTCGTTTCCTGTATCACTTCTAGGCACGCCAAAACCAATATAATTAGGACTAATCAAAACGCTTACGTTGTTTTCTACTGGCAACTCCTTTCGTGAGTATTCAGATTGATCGGCTAAACGGTAGAACTTAAAATTAAATTCCTCATTTCCCGTAAATGTTCCCTCTATTCTTATTTCAAAGTTTGAGTTTTGCCCATAATCAAATGCAGACAATACATTACTGCTATCATCCGTCCAATTACAATAAGTCAAAGTGTACGGGGACTCGCCACCATTTAAAGCTTCGTTTTGGTAACCTACATCACCTAAAATACTATCCTCTAAATTAATCTGTGCAATAGTGCTATCAAGTACGGTGTCGGCTACTATGTTAGTGTAAAACCCTGTACTATCATCTGCATCGTAAACACTAGCATCGAGAAAGTTCCAATACTTGAAATTTGTTGTTATTTCATAGCGTTGATTTCCGCTAACGTCTGCAATTCGTTCAATTTGTGAGGTTATTATACTCCCTCCTGACTTTTTACCGTGCTGCTGCATCTGGTCAACACCCAAAACACTTAGCGCGTTGTTTAATTCGACTTTAAACCATTGCACTTCGTTATCTATTAACGAGTATTTTGTACCTGTTTTAAATGAGTTTTTGTATAAATTGACGTAATTACTAAAACTTTTCGGTGTTTCTAATAGCGTAAATCTACCTTTTGCATATTCTGTGTTTGGTTTTGAGCCTGAATTAGTTAAATATAAATCTACACCATCAACACTGTCGATAGTTGTTGTGATTACAGACGCACCTCCGAGTTTAAATTCAATATTTGCCCCTTTGTAAGCTCCAATTAAAGATTCCCATGTACCAGAAGACAATCGAATTCTTTTACCTTTTTTAATTACTTGCACGTTAGTACTTAGATTTAAAGTACATACATATTCAATAGTGTATTTTGCTGTCGCTGTGTCTAATGCAACGCCTTTCGGATAGCTGCCTGTTCTGGAATTAGAATCTGTAAACTCTCTATGTATTAGCCTTAAACCCATCTTTGTTTCTTATCTCAAATGATTTATGTAAAAATTCTAGCTCAGCCTGTTTCTGTTCGCTTGACTTGTCACTGGCTGCAATTTTTAGTGCGTCTTGATTTAGTTTGTTCAACTCTGCGCGTACCTCTACAGGGAATTGCTTAATTAAGTCGTTCACTCCTTTTAGTGCTGCATTCAAATCTATCATGTTATTTTTATTGTTTGAGTGTTAAACGCGCTGTTGTCGGGTAACAAGATACGCAAATTTGCCTTATACTGTCTGTCAAAATATTCAACGTTCATTAATTCAACCACTGACACCTGCCCAGAAGGTTGTTCAAATAGTACAAAGTTGTTTAATTGTAAGTCAATAAAGTTTTGATCTGTAAACGGCACAGTGAACTCTTTGATAATTCTATTGTTTACGTTTACCTCTAAATCTGTTTTGTACTCGTCGTAAATTTTATCTAATGATAAAAAGTCTTTGTAGTTTGCTGGTTGTTTTGCTAGTCCATCATCATCTACCTCCAACCACATTTTTTTAGTTACGCTAAAGAATTGACTTTCAATCATCATAACACCTATACGGCTAGTGAAATTTAAAACTGGTTGAGTACTACCTGGCAATTGAGCCAACACGTTAAAAAAGTCACCAAACAAGCTTATTACCAACTCTTCTACCCTTGTATAAGAGTTTTTTCTACCTGCTAGAGCAAAAGGAACGCTATTTTCTTTTAAACCTGTTAAACGGACTAAATCATCGTTAATAGTGTTTATCTGAGTCGTAATGTGTTCAGAACGTACACCTTCTTCTTGATCTGGTGAGTGAACATCATTGAAGTCTATTTGGTAATGATCGTAACACCGTCCCCAATCTTCTTGGGTGTGGTATCTATATACATCATCTTTGTTCTCTTGATCTGTTAGAGTTGGTATAACTAATACACTCGCTGTGTTTGTGTATGTGCTTCTACGCTCAATTCTTACTACACCATCATAGACTAATGTTCGAGCGTTGTACGTTTCTTCAATGTAAGTTATTAGCGTTCCTAAAGTTGGCGTACTATCTTGCGCTGTTGGATAACCTTCGTTAAAAGTTACAGTTAATTCGTTTTGAATAAAATTGATTACGCTTGCATTATCTTTACCTTCTGGCTTTCCTAATGTACATAGGTTGTATAATTCGTTTTCTAACAAATCACTTTCTAGTGTATAGCCCAACGCCTTGCAAGCTTCGTTAATAAGGTCGTAATCCCTGTAAGCGTGTAAATATCTTATCGTAGGAAAGAACAACTCCTGTAAGTCATTTAAAGCCTGAATCAACGAGATTAATGTAGCGGCAAAAAATACCACTAACGCAACCGCTTGAGCTATGGCAGTAGCTACACCAGTGCCGAAAAAATCCAATGCAGCTGCTACCGCTTTAGCTGTCTCAAATATTGCTGTGTATAGTTGATACGACAAAAATAAAACTTGACCAATTGCGAACGCTTGCTGCTGTATTAGGTCATTTGGCACGATCTTATAAGGAACTTTTAAACGTAAGCTGTCAGGAAGAAAGCCTTTATTTTTAACTACTTTCCATATTAATACGTCTGCATCTTCAAAGAATTGATTAAATGATTTTCTTTTGTGGAAGCCGACTTCTTGCATCGTATCATATCCTATAACCGCATCTCTAAAGTCTAAGTAATAATCTAGTACAGTACCATCATTTGTGGTAACTTTTGCGGCTGCACCTTCAAACCTTCCCTGCTCTTGGTATATGAACTTATACGCTCGTGCGTACATCTCACGAGTCAATGTAATGCTGTCAACGTTTACATCAATACCACTACGTCTATCATAGAACTCAGTCACAAATGCTAAGTCTCGAAAGTTTGGCGGTACTATCTGTATATTATCTGAAAATGCTTTAATGTCCATTTACGATCTTGTTAAAGTTTTAAAGTTCTCAATTTTACTACCGCGCCTTTGCTGCTCATTTAGTCCTACTAACACACCGTTTTTTAATATCGGGTGCAAAGAGTACTCAGGCTTATCATTAATAGTTTGGCGTAGTTTACGCATTTCTAGCAATAACGATTGATCTGTTGAGCTAGTTTTATTCATTGATACGTTTTGTAGCATTGCCGCACCACTCAATTGCCTGTTAAGTATCTCGGTTTGCCTTGTTTTACTTTCGGACGGTGTTAAAATCTGATCTCCTTGCTCTAGTTTCTTTAATCTAGCACCACCATCAGAACCCCAATCTTTCACATTCCCGTGTTTATCTAAGTGTATTTCTGCTCCTTGCTCATCTGTCCACGCTAAACCTTCTGGTGCGTTCTTTGTACCTTTGAAAAACCCAGGTATTGACGCAATAGAACTAACCAAATCTTTAAACACTTTTATTCCTGATATTGATTTAGCTGTAGCACTTGCAAAATCGTCTCCTTTGTCTAAAAAGTTATTTAATGCTGCATAAGCTGCTTTCAATTCCTCAAGTGCCGCCTGTTTGTTTGCTTCGTCTTGCTTCTGTCTTATTTTTTCATTCTTAGTAGACTCTAATTCGGCTAAACTTTCAGAAGCCAATGCGTTTTGATTCTTTGCAGAATCACGGAAAGCATCTTCTAGTGATTGTATTTGGTTTATTTCTTCATCTAGTGCGTCCTGTTTGCGTTTTGAGCGTTTGATAAAGTTGTCTATCTCTTTTTCTCCCAAGTCCTCTAAGGCGTCAAATAATTCCTTTCTAGCTTCTAAACGTTGCGCGTTTTCGTCTTTTTCTACGTCCACAACGTCTGCACTTGTTGCTTTTGCTAATTCTAAGCTCTTTTGACTTATTTGTAGGTCAATATCTCTTACATCTTGACCGTATTTGATCAATAACTCTCTTTGTTTTTCTAGTGCTTCTAATTCAACCGCTATTCTATTTGCTGCTGCTTCCTCAGAAGTTAACGCTCTCTCCTTTTCAAAATCGTTAATTGTTATTAGTTGCTTTCTTAAGTTGTCTTGTACGACTTGTGTTTCCTTTTCTAATTCCTTACTACGTTTATTTGCAACTTGTGCGGCACTTTCTACCTGTCTGTCAAATTCTGTTTTTAAGTTTTTGTAAGCTTCCGTTTGATCTTCAATAGACTCTGTATTGTCTTCTATTGCTTTTCCGTTTCCTTCTTGAGCGTTTGTGTTGTTGTTTATTTCTATAGTCTGATCAACAATAGATTGTGTTAAACCTTCTGATTCATCTTTATAAATAACTAGCTTTGCACCTAGTCCCGCAACTTTGGCAGATGCTGCATTGAACTCTGCATCTATCTCGTTGACTAAATCTAAAAGAGAACCACCTCCAAAAGATTGAGTTCCCGCAACTTTTCTTACTGCATCTTCTGCATCTTTTCCTGCTGCAATACCAAACTGATCGGCTGCTGCATCAAATACAGACTGTCTCTTTTTACGCACTGCTTCAAGCTCTGCAAGTGCTTCGTTTTTCCTTTTCCTGACATTCTTAATATCAGAATCTACTTGACTTTTTCTCGCGTCTGTTAGCTCTTTTATTTGTCTTTGAGCTTCCTCAGATGAAATTTTACGCTGTGAACGGAGTATGTTTATTTCGTTAACTCTGTCCTGAAACTCTTTAGCACGAGCGTCTGATCTTTTTTGAGCGAACTCACCCTGCTTTGTCTCAGAAGCTTCTTGGCGTTTTAAGAAGTTCTCATATTGTTGAGTCTTAAAAGCTACATTTGCCCAAGCTTCGTACAATTTCCACACTGCTGCAATTGCTGCCGTTATACCTATACCTTTTAAAGCACTGCCGATAGATTTTAATGCCCCTGTGAATCTTTTGCCGTTTGTTTCACCCTTCTTAAATGCTGCTGAAATGTTTTTAAGACTTGCGCCAAATTTACCATTAAGAGCATTTAATACAATTATTCTCGTTTTGTATATTAGATACAATTTTAATAATGATCCTAACGTACCTAGTATAGTGTCAATGTTTTTCGCTAAAAACTTAAATGTGTTTTTTAGTTTTTCACTAAATCCATTCGCTTCATCTGCCCCTAAAATATACTCTTCTAAAGCTGAATTAAGCATTTTAAACGAACCCGCAACACTGTCCTCTTGAACGTCTGCCATCTCTTGCGCTCTCCCTTCCGCTTCTTCATACTCTTTTGTTAATTCTCTCAGAGCGTCAGAACCTTTTAGAGTTTGTTCAGTACCATCTACCATTGCTTTTGTCTGACCAAGTAGCAAGGATGTCATTTGTTTATTAGCCCTAGCTCCGAATATAGTGCTTATGGCGTTGGCTTTCTGTTCATCTGTTAGACCAACAAATGATTTGTTAAGAACATCAACCGTGTTCGTTAACCCTATAAATTCCCCATTAGAATTAAAAAACTCGACATTTAATTCGCTCATTTTGGCTTTCATCTCCGCAGTAGGCTTTGAAAGTCTATTTAATGCACTATTTAATGTAGTTGTTGCGTCTGTTCCTTTTATTCCTGAGTTACCTAATAGACCAATAGCTGCTGCAACTTCTTCGATAGGAATATTTAAGTTGTTTGCCGTTGGTGCTATTTCTTTAAATGATTCTCCTAAACTGGAAACCGTTGTGTTTGTAGTTGTTGCCGTTGCAGCTAACACATCCACAACTCTATCAGTTTCTTCTGCCTGTAGTCCGAACCCACTTAAAACGTTAGACGCTATATCTGCCGCTTCTGCTAATTCAATTTGACCTGCACTAGCGAGTGCCAAAGTTGCGGGTGTTGCTGCTAATATTTGGTTAGTATCAAAACCTGCCATAGCTAACTTGGTCATAGCGTCTGCCGCTTCACTAGCCGTAAACACCGTGTTACCTCCAAGCTCTCGCGCTTGTTCTCTTAGGGCGTCTGTGTTGTCGCGTGTTATCGCGGATAAGTTTTGCATTGATTGATCAAAACCTACAATAGTGTTTTTTACTTTGCTAAATATCGCAAACCCGCCACCAACTAAACCAAGAGATGAAGCCGTTCTCAATAGTGTGGTTCTGAGCTTACCTAAACTTCTCTCGTATTCACCAATAAAAGGACGCGAATCTCCCGCTGCTTTGTTTACTTTCCTGTAGGCTACCTCTAAATTTTTAAGGTTTTTCCTAGCTTTTATTGTGCGCTTGTCATGCTCCCCGTATTGAAGTGTTAATCGTTTTAGTCTTTTTTGCGCATTATTATATTGTCTCGAAAGTATTTTGTACGCATCGTTTAACTTTAGAGTGTTTTTTCTGTTTTTTATTGACTCTCTAACTTGCCTTTTATTTGCTATCTCTTCCTTTTTATTAAACTTATCAAATGCCTGTTCTCTTTGCTTTTGCAGCCTTAATTCTTCTAAACGTGCCTTTTGTAGCTGTTTCTGAGTCCTAATAGCTTGTTGATCGTTCTTGTTTGCTTTATCTGCTACTTGCTCCAATTTTTTACGACTAACAACTAACTGATCAATGCCCTTTTTGCTGGCAGTGTCCGCAGATTTTGTAATTCTATCTAACAACTCAGCTTGTTTCGCTAAGTCTTTATTGCTTGAATCAATAGCAGTTATATACTTTTCTAGTGATTTACGAGCTAGTCCGTATATATCTTCTCCTGTTACGTCACTATCTTTTATAATTCCTTCTGCCATTGCTTAAAGTCTTTTATTAGTTCGAAGTATCTTAATACTGTTAAATCACTCTCTTTTATCGTTGTGTCCTGCATTTTTGATAGCCTGTTTAATGTTTTGGCTATGCTTACCGTATCATCTCCGTTTTTCTCAAAGCGTTCTAACTTTGCCTTGAGTACGTTTATTTTGTTTCGTTTCTTACGGTCGTGTATCTCCACACCGTTCACGATTCTTCTGCTATTTATGTAGTCTATTAAGGCTAAATTATACGCTTTTATGTTGTCTAAATAGCTCTGGAAATCTTTGTCGTGACCAATACGGTGAACAAAAGTTTTGTACAGTGTGTCATACGCTTCGTAATCTGTAAATTTATCTGGTTTAGGTTTGGTTTTATTTTTAATCATTAGAATAATCATGTCAATAAAAAACAGCTCTAGTATTCTTGTCCATATTGTAGCCTTTTTTTGCTTTACTACTAATTCTTTACGTATAGAAGAATAACCGTCCTCGTAACATTTACGCCACGCTTTTAAAGGGCATTCATCTACGTCCAAGTAATACGTCTCTGGCGTAATCTTGTAGCCTTTTTTTGTAATCTTCCCTAAGTTTAGCCAAGCTATCATCTGTCAATTCTAGTATTTTGTCAGTCCACCACTGTTTATCTTCCATTTTTAAAGTATCGCCCCGAATAATTAGCGCATCCTTTAAAACAGTTATATACATTGACCTGTAAAACCCTCCCGTATCGTTCAACGTGTAAGGCGTGTTAAAGCTCTTTTTTGGGTTGATAAACGAAGTTGTTAGTGAGTAGTATCCTATTACATCTCCATCACCATCTACACCCTTTGCCGTCAACTGATCATCACGTATATAATCAAGTATTTTTTTCTTTTCGTCTCCCCGTCTAAATGTTTCGATCCATACCAACCCAGCATTTAATTTTATTAATGCTGACTTTGCTCTTTTGTATGGTGCGTTTTTTAGATCAATCATTGTAAAAAAGCCCCACCCAAATAGGCAGGGCTAATTAGCGTTTAGTCGTTTTGTTTCGTCTTTGGCTTCTTTTTCTCGACTTTAGCGTACTTTTCACAAATCATTTCAACTACTCTAATATTGAGTGATTTAAAACGTTTTTCTAGTTGCTTTCTAGTCATCCCTTGAAAGTCGCTATCTTTCAACTGGGTTCTACCAAACATCGTGTAACCTTCCATTAAGGTTCGATTACTGTTGTTTTTCCTTCAAAACCTGTAGAGGTGTTCACTGAAATCTCAATTACACTTGCAGCCGCTTCTGATGTCCATTCAATAGTATATTTATTGTCTGGAACTTCTGTAACGGATAAACCTGCAACTGCCAAACCTGTATCCTTGTTGGTCAATGTGAAGTCACTTGTTACAAGTCCGTCAATGTTTTGAGTTGTTGTGTTGTCCAATCCTGAACCATAATCAGAATACAAACGTAAACCTACAGAAGAAGTACCACCACCTGTAATAGTATCTACTGTCTTGAAGTTAACGTCCATTAGTCCGACCATTTCTTCGTATGAAGTACCCAAATCTTCCCAGCTAACCGTCCAAAGTTCACCAGTTTCAACCGTTGGTGCGTAATCGAAAGGAATCATCGCCTTTGCTTTGTTCGCATCTGTTTGCGGCATGTAGTAAGGCGCGTAAGCTCTTATTTCAATTGGAATTAAGTAATAGCTCTGATTTACAGCGTCAAATTTACGAATACCTTGTACACCTTTCAAGCTAAACACAAGCACACCGTTGCGCTTACATTTTCCTTGTTTTAGTTTTGCCACGAACGCTGGCTCACAATCCCATTTTTCACCCAAGAAAGATTGAATCCCTTCTCGAAGTTCTGATTTTTGCCCGCTTGAATCTGTTTCGTACTGTGTATCTTCTTTAGGGAAAGTAATATTTCTAATTTCCGTAATAGGATACAAACGTTTTGAAACGTCTGCTTCTGTTAGTAAGTCTACGAATGTAGTACCTATTGATGCTACTGATAAATCAATTTTGTTTTCAGTACCATCTTTTGCAACCATGTTTTGAATTCCCAAACCTTTCGCCACTCCGAAAAGTGAAGTACAATCTGGTAGCCCTGTGTTTCCGTTGCCTGTGTCGCATTGACAACCTATTTCTATAGCCATTTTATTCTATTTTTTAACATTTACAGTCAGCTTGTTCGTATATAGACAGGGTAAGCCGACAATCAAGCCCCGTCAAATTTGAATCAATAATATTTGTCTCGAAACCCCTGCTGCTTTCAGTGCCAAACTTAGTAATATTTCGAACGGATGAATTTGATACGCCTTTAAACAATGGGCTGCTTTTAATCACCTTAATAAACTCGTCACGCATATAATACAAACTTTGCAGCCTGTTATCGTGTGTGTCCATTGTTAACCATTGATTTATGTTGTTCGTATCTAAGAATACTACACGTAAATTACTATCGCGTTGGTATCCCGTGTCTTCATCGTCGTAAACATTTTCCGAAGTTGGCTCTACTAACCAAATAAACGGTGTTTTATTTCCTACGTCATTGCTAAACGTTAACCATTCTGAGTTGGTAGCAAGTGGCGTACCTGTAAAAAAGTACGGAGTGTTTAAAAATAATGTTTTACCAGTAAATACATACGATCCTAAAGGTGTTACGGTAATAGTAAAATCATTGTAATTAACCTCGGTCACTTTGTACTCATTGTCTAAATCATCCTTAACAATCTTATCCACGGTAGCCCATTTCAAACTGCAAACAGTTAGAACATTGCCAACGATTAATTTAACCTTTAGCTGATTGTTCATTTTGCCTACAATCTCATCACGCACTATGTAAACTATGTCTCTCAAAAAATACTTAATATTGATTTTTCAACACCCTTGTAAGTAGGATAAACGTCTTTATTCTCACAGATGTATCGCTGAATAGCATGATAACTCTCCATTGCTTCGTTATATCTCGACTGTAAATTAGCCTTGATCAACCTAACATTGTCTGAGTTTTCGCCATTCATCTTTACTGATCCGTTGATTGTTTTTTGTGTGTAGTTATCGGCTGTATAAAAGTAGTAAACGACACCAAGGAGAATATCCTTGATGCCCCTACTATTTAATATTTCACCGCATTCTAATTGCACTGTAAACGGATCGCGCAAAGTTTCATAAATTGGGTTTGCTGCTGTTAATCCAGCTTCCCACAAGTCGAACAACTCAACCCCAAATAAATTTTGTAGCGTGATAGTCTCATAACGATCTATGTACGCTGTAAACTTATCCGTGTTAAATCCTCCTAGTGTTAACTCAAACTTATTAATGAAATCTTGCTCTGTGATATACATTAGACTGCTTTAGCGATTTTGTCTTTAATCAACTGCTCACCCATTACAATGTGCGGTTCAATAATTTGACCTTTTTTGTAAAAAGCTGTAGCGGTAATTACTTCCAACTTCATTCTGTCTTTTTTAAAGATTTTACGCTTTTCTTGTGCTGCATCTTTGAGCATTTTTTTAGCGTCCATTTTTCCTTCTTTTGCCATTACGGTGTTGTTTTTGTTTGTTTATTATACTGTGATTGCTGTTAATACTGTTGAAATATCATCGTAAATGATTGATCCAGCGTCTGCCCCGTGCATGTATGTCCCTAAGAACGCTTCAAGCTTACGAGAACTCAAGTTTTTACTGAAATCATCATTTTCCCAACCTTCGAAGTATTGAACGTTTTCAGAAATACGAACTTTGAATTTTTTCATATCTCCAAGTAAGATTTTATCTTCATTCACTCGGTTATGGAATACGATACGAACCTCTCCAACTTGTGTGCCGTCAGGAGCAACGAAAGGAGGAACAATATAGTTGTTATCTGCATCCTTAATACCTTTCATCTTAGCCATCCAAACAGTGTTTAAAACGCAAGTTAATTGCCCTTTAAAGTTATTCAAACGAACGTAAGTAGCTACCGCCATAATCGCATCGAATATGTTTGCTGCTGGGTAGTAGTTCGCTAATCCTGTAGGCACTACGAAAGGTGCTGCTTCTGTTGCAATTCCTGACAAGTTGTCTCCTGTACCGTCTCCATACAATACGCCATCGTCAATCTTGTTCTCGATCAACTCATCTGCGTGTTGTCTAAAGTCAGTGACTACCGATGGAGCGTGATTAATCAAACGATTTGACATTTTCCAACGTTCTGCGACCTCTTTCACATCTGTTTTAAATTCTTGGTACTCACCGTCAATAAGTGGTTTTAAATCACCTTCTCCAATAAACTCTGCGTCACCTTCTTCGTTTACACGGTCAACCCACCAGATATTTTCAGTTCCTGGGGCTTGTTGTGTATCAACTAAAGGAAGAATAAAAGTACCCGCTTTAGGTGTGTGTCCGATTTCTGGATCAATAAAGTTTCCAAAAAGCTGATTAAATCCGTTAGCTACGTTGCTAATTACGTTTGCCGTTGTCATTAATGCAGCCGCTTTAACTGTTACAGATTTAAAACCTAAATTTTCACCTTGTACTTTTCCGTTTTGTACACGTCCGTTTAAATCTTCCGCGTTCTTTTCGATAAACTGTAAAAGCTCACTCTTTTCTACCTTGTCGCTCGTGTTGTTTTCAACCAATTTAGTTAAAACTTTCCCTTGCCTTGCAGTCGCTTTGAGTAATTTTTCAGTAGTAACCTCAAATTTAGAAGTCATTTCTTTCAAATCTTCTTTAAGTGCTGCAATATCCTCTTCTTTTGCAGTTTGTAACGCTTCCATTTTTTTAGATAGAGCGTCTCGATCTGCTTCCATTTTTTCCACTAGATAAGACTGCAATTCATCTGCGGTCATTTTTTCTAGTTCATCTGTTGTTTTTTCTACAAACATTTTATTTTTATTTACTGGCTGCTTTAGCCATGTTTAACAATACTCGTTTCCGAGCTTCTTCTTTCTGAGTGTCCGCAGACGGCTCATCTGATTGAGTGCCTTTCGACGGCTCAATGCTTTTACCTATCAACATAGGTGTAATATCGTTTGATCCATTTACAACGCTTGACCCTTCGGCAACGATTTCAGCTTCAAGTACTGCCCAGAAATAACCTTGATCTTCGGCTATCTCTTTATTTGCAATGTCTTCAATGTACTTATCATAGCGCATTTTGTATAACTGATCCTCCTCCTCGTTTGAATTCATCGCAAATTCCATCTTTACGTATCTCATACGTACCGAATGTTGAGTAGCTATACCTTTGTCAATTCTGTCTATGATGCTTTTATTTACTATTGCATCCTTCTGAACCTCAAAGATCAGTGCTGTAGTCTGTTTATTAGAATTATAACCTAGATCACTAAAACGCATATCTTTCAACATAATATTTACGTCTTTCGGATACGCTACCTCTGAACCTATTTTTAGCTCGTGGTTACTATCCCACACGATCATTCCGTTTTTTTCTTGTGCGCTTTTATTCCAAATGCTAGATAAATGAACGTCACTATGGCTATCCATGTAGCCCGTTGAGTTAATTACAGGATATACATATCCTTCCTTCATCCAGTCGAATGATGATAGTTCTTTGGTTGTATCGGCTTTTGCTTGATCGTTACTAAATGACTTAACACTAACTGAGTCGGTATATTTTACAATCGCTTTCTTTTGTTGTATAAGTCTATCGTGATTATCTCGCAAGTGCTTAAACAATTCTTGCCTAGTGCTAAACTCCTTATCTTGAAACTTTAAAACGCTCATTTTAGTACTGTGTTTTGTTTCTTGTTTTCTATGTCTTTAAGGATTTGCGTCTTAGTGTCGCAGTCCTTCATAGATTTAATTTTTTCTTCTAGCTTTTCAATTCCCTTCTTCACTTCCTTCTCCATTGCTTTGCGTGTTTCCGTTCTTACCTATTACCGTTTGACCTTGTGGTAACGCTCCAAGTGTTAAAAGCTCTCTCGCTTCGTCTGTGGTCATTTGGCTAACTAAATCTCTTTGTACTTGTATATCAAAATCTTTCAAAGCCATTGCAACTACATTAGTACTTGACTTAATCACCTCGATTTTCGTTTTGTCTACGTTTGGTATTTCGTCAATATTTAGTAGCTCACTAAGCCATTCAAATATCTTGGGATATATTTTCTCGGCTGTTGGTATGTAGCAGTTTATATAAGCCTGTTTTTCTGCTTCCTCCATGTTGTCAAACTTCGAGTTAGCAACATCGTTAAATAGTACCGAGCTTAAATTATACGCTGAACATAGTCTGCGCAAATCTGACACTATACCTTCCAACATTTTTAAATCTGTTGGACTCATCCCAATAGGTAGAAAATTAACATCGTTAGACGTTAATGCCACACCTCCAAACTTTTGTGCCCCTCCTATTCGTTCATCAAAATCTGCTTGCTGTGCTTTTCTGTCTGGCTCAAGTAGTGGAATATCTGTCTTTGATACAATTAACCCAGAAACGCCTTTATTTTTAAAGATAGATTTCTCAGCTATAAATTTTTCCTTAGAGCTTTCTACTACATCCATCATCCCCTGCAACTTCGAAAAACCTAGATCAACACAATAATGTTGTGATATTTGCGGGTTTTTTAAATGTAGAACGTATTGTAAATCCTCGCCCTGTACATCGTAAGTGCCAGTATGCTCATCGTAATAACAGTATTTCGTAACTTCTCCTGTTACTGTTGATGTTGTTATAGTTACGTTTGGGGCATACCAGAATTCCACTTCTTCACCCATTCCGATACCTTTACGGAAATAAAGAAACGCATTGCCACATGATTCAATTGAAGCTACTACTTGATAACGAATATCTGCTGGTAACATCTCTAAAATTCGTGAGTTCGCTAAAGCTTTTTCACTGTCTCTGGATGTTGTAATCTTTAAAGGTATGTGACTTACATTTTGGGAAACGTTGTCTATTACCTCAAACACTAACGGGTGGCACTCAAAATATTTGATCAATGTTTCTAGGTCGGCATACTCTCTATTACTAAGAACACCACCAAAAAGGCTAAACACTTTCTTATTTGCTGGGTAGAAGTTTATAGACTGCGATTTACGCGCAATTCTGTCAATTGATTTATCTATTACCTTCGTAATGAAGTTTGCCATTTACCAAACGTTTGAAATCAAAAGTACAAATTTTTTTGTATATGATTAAAAAAACGTCATCATGTTGTTTAGATTCTTATCAATTACACACTTTTTGCATACTTGACTCCGTGTAGGTTATCATTTATGTGTATTACTTTAGGGTTTTGTTGTCTAAGAACATTTGTACAGGGTAGCGTACCGCGTCCCAACAATGATTATTTTTATCTATTGGCACATCCAAAACTAACCCCGTTTTACTGTCTACCTTGTATTTGTACGTATTCGCTTCTCTTTGACAGTTGTAGCTATCCTCGTGTATAAATATTTGATACCTGTTTAGCTGGTTTATGCCGTCCATAATTGAGCCTTTAGGTTTCTTAGCTCCTACCGCAGAAATATTTTTACTTCTTAACTCGGTTATACTTTTAGGCTCTGAATTGTCACATACTAAATACACCTTTTGACTTTTTAACAGTGGCTGATCTAGTATAACTGGTATGTATGTTTCTGGTTTTATTTCGCTCCCGTATAGCAACTCTTTGATGTAAAGCTTATTCCCTACTATTGTTATTTCCATAAAGGCTAAAGGATCATTCCAACCCCAATCTAACCCATAAAACTTGTAGTCATAACTTTCTGGTGCATCTTTGTATATCTTCCACTCAGGGAATATTATTTCTTTACCTCTGTGAATTTCACCCTTTCCGTAAACTGTCCACATTTTTTTATCTGCTGTTTTACGGCTTATATTTGTCTCGTTTGGTCTTCTCTCTTCTTCTGGTAGGTGTAGATCATCAAAGTTCCAGGGGCAATAGGCTTCGATTTCATCAACAATTGCTTTACTTAAAAAAGGATTGTCGAGGTATGATGAATAATTGAAAATAACATCTTCCCGCGACTCTAATTCATAGCACCATGAATTTGGTTCTGATGGATTCCAATCAAGTATGTAACCCTCTCTGCATCTTTGGTTAAGTTGGTTATAGCAATATTTGTTAATCGCTACAGCTTCATTCAGGTAAAATATATCACTATCCATACCATGAGTACGCATTATGTCATCATTTAAACCAAAGAAGTTTATTAGATTCCCGTTTATCTCACATCTAGGGTTGCTGTGTTCGTCGTAAATCCTTAGCTTAGGGTATAGCGGGTCTATTCCTTTTTGACCGTAGCAGACCGCTTTAAAATCATTTAGTGTAGTTTTCTTTAGGTTGGCTAAAGTGTCTCGTCCTATAATTATCTCTTTTCCTTTGCTTTCAAAGCATTTTAGCCCTATAAACTGCATCGCACTAATTGACTTTGCAGACCTTGTACCGCCAGGCAAACCTATACCTCGATACTTATTAAAATTATCAAGTAGGAATTCAAAATTATTTGTCGTCCTTACATTCATTGGATCGTATAATTTCGAAAGTCACATTGTTGTCTAACTTGTCGTCGTCTGTTGTGTGGTCGTGTCTGTCTTTTAGTGATAAATCACGAGCCACAATAGTAGAATTAAACATACCAACTACTGCGTACGTGTACTTCATATCGGCTATAATCCCCTCTATACGTGTAAGAACTTGCGAAAAATCTTTTTGTATTTGTGTTTGTTCTTCGTCTTTTTTACCGCACAACTCTTCTAATGTTCGCCATTGAGCAACACCACAAAATCTAGCTAATTCGTTTTTTTTGAACGCTCTTGGGTGAGGTGTTTCTACTAGTTCTAGTGGTTTACCTTTCCACTCTGTTTGTATTACTGGATTATCTACGCACCACTGAAAGTATTCGTCAGATGATTCTGCTAAAGCTTCAGGGCTTTTTATTATTTTATCTCTTCCGTGCTTACTGCGTTTTTTCCAGTATTGGTTTCCTTTTGGTGCTGCCATTGTTTACTTATTTTGTTTATGAGCTTCAATCAATTGCTCTAAATATGAGTAGGCAAAAAGACCGATTAATGTATCAAGTGATCCTCTTAATATTAAACTGTCTGGATTAGCCATTCTGTATATTGGATTATTGGGCAATTCATCTTTTTTTCTAGCCGTTAATACAGCTTCGCTAAAAGCTTTTGATGTACTTAATGCTTCCTCTAATCTTTGTCTTCGCTTTTCAATTTCTATGTAGTCTTTTGATCGCTCCATTGTTTCCCCTTTCATCTATTCAAATTTACGAATTATTTATTTTGTCTCTTCTGGGTAGTAGTGGTACTTTGGTTCTTTACTGAACATTATATCGTCATCAATAGCTTCCTTAGCTTCTTGGAGGGTGTCGTATTTAATTGTATCACCTATAATACTTTTCCATTTTACCCATTTTTCACGCATCTGACCTCTTTGAATTTCTTCGAACTCTCTTATCTCTACTGTAAACTTCCCTTGGTATTCTTTTATTCTGTACTTAGTCATCTTTATCTGTTTTGCTAAATCGGTTAGTGTTTTTTATTTGGTTGTTAGCAATAATGCTCCCTCAGTTCTTTTACCAAGTATTTAAGAAGCACTTTGCCATATTCCTTTTTTGTTAGGTGTCTGCCGTCTTCGTGCATTAATTCATTTATTGGCATAGCTATTTCAGCTTCATTTTCAATATAGTCAATCAATGCACTATTGCTAACACTAAATAAAACACATAACTCATTGTAGAGTGCTTGTGCAGCTTCTGTGCTTACTGTGTAATCTTCTGCTAACTTTCTAAGTTTATCTTTCATAATCGTTAAGTTTTTTATTCTTGTCCATTATGGTTAATTAATTTTAACCAAGTACCTTAAAGGGACTTCTTTGCTCCAAAAGCCACCCTTATCAATGTTTTGCATTAACGCTCTCGGTTCGTCATAATATTCTTGTGTTTTACCATCTTGAAATATTGGGTAATACACTATTTCCCATTTATCTCTCTTACCATCCATTTGGTAAAGACTTTTATTTCTCTCGTGTTCCATCCATAAAGGGTGGTTTAACGCTTGTTCTAAATCTATTTTCATTTTTATAAAAAATTCACTAATCATAAAATCATCGCTGTACAAGTAGACATCTTTCCAATTATCTTTTTGCCATTTCCTAAAAGCTAACAGTTCACGTTGTTGGCTAACAACAGGTATAGAGCAGTTTTTTACTAACTCCATAAGTCTATTTACACATTCCTCTTTACCAACAACAGTAGGTGCTGAATCTGGTGGGTTATCTCCTTCTAAAGTGTCATCTAATATTTCCTCTATTTGCTTTCTAGTAATCATAATCATTCATTTTAAAATCCGTAAAAAACCACTCCATACCCAGAGCGTTATCCCTCACTAACTGTCTTGGTAAGTCTTTTGTAACATCTTGAACACTTACCTTCTCGAAATGCTTTTGCACCGTTGTAATTGAACATATTACCGCACAACCTACACATTTTACCCTGCACCCTTTCAGAATATACCTTCTTACTGTCTACGCTTGGGTGTATGCTGTTTACTCCGTTTATTGTCCATCTTATGCCCTCTTCATCTATTTGTAGAGGGTGAATAGAATCTTTAGGAAACTGTGCGCATCCTGCATTTGTTATTACGTGTATTTCTTTCTTTCTTTTATTCATAGTTATTTGTTTGGTGCGCGTTTTGTAGCTCATACCAAATCATAGACGCGAATCCTTTTGTAGTTTCTAATTGATTAGGATTATCAATAACTGTTTTACATTCTTCAATTATTGGACTAAGAGCTTCCTGTACTTTAATTTTAACTAATCTTTGAATGTCTTTTGAAATATCAATTATTTCCTGCGCATCCGTTAAGCTATCATATAAGCCGTACACGGACTTTGTTGCAATTGACAATGGCGAAATCGGTGTTTGTTCTCTACTCATGTCTCTTGATTTGTTTACTTGCTGTTAGTTTTATTTGTGTTTCAAAGGGGTTTTCTTCCCACCCTAATGCTATATTCTTATACCCCAAATCTTTTAGTAGGATTTGTATTTGTCGTAGTTTGTTCATTTCTTCTTTACTCATGTCTTATTTAAGTTTTAAGTGTTTTATTTAATTCTCATTTGGTGTTGTTTAATCTAAAGTTGAGTAAATAATCCTATCGGCCGCACTTGGGTTGCGTTCGATCCAGTGGTCTGGCCAGTAGCTCAAATCGTCTAATATTACGAATTCAACTCCTTGTTCATTAGCGAAAAAGTGAGCGTCTTTGATTGCTTGTTCTGTTGGTTCTGTCATAATTACTTTTTTGTTCAAATATAATACACAGCTACCAAGTATTTCTGGTTATTGTGATGAGTGGTTAATATCAATGATGAGTGGTAAAAAAAATCCGCAGACATTAAAAAACACCTGCGGATAACCTAACCAACCACTATTCAATAAGGTATTTGATGGCTACCTTGTACCAATATTTTCAAAAAGAAACGGAGCGATTCGGCTACTCAATCCTTCACTTACTCCTAGCTTAACGCATTCAGTTAATAATGTTAGTTTACTCCTCGAATACCAAACTCCGTTTCTTATTTCAATTGACAGATAGCCACAGTTTTGCACTAACATTTCTAACGCGCCTGAAGGGTCGGAATGATTCAACATTTACTACGACCGTGCGAAAACTTCAACTGCAAAAGCGTGCATTGGAATTATAGGAGTCAAGCTCCAACTTAATCGCCCCGATTTTCACGGCATTTCTAGACTACACTGGCGATTTGTTTTGCTATCTGTCAATATTTCAATCTACGCCCCTCGTTTGGGTGCGCCTGTCTTTAACCGACACTTCAAATATACTCAACCTATTTTGTTTTATCTGTGATAATGTGATGAACGGTAGTATATGTTGATGAGTGGTTGGTGTGTTTTATTTAGTTGTTAGCTACAATTACAAAATTTTTGTATCTAAATAAGAGTCTATCTCATTTTGCCTTATGCCATCAAAATTCACATTCTCATCCATCCAATCAGCAAAATTTTCTAACAGTTCCCTTCGGTAGCTAACAAGGTATAACTGCAATTGCTGTTCACCTAAATTTATAATACTTTCTCTTTGTTCGTTTGTTAAACTAATCCAAGCATCTTCCTTAATTAGTTTTTCTTTAAATTGTTTTTTAAAACTCATTTCTTTATTTGTTTAATTCGTTCATAATTCCACGCAACTACAGTTATACCATTACCGTTAGCGTTCATTTGCCAACGCACACAATAAATTTAGTTTTGCATCAATCTTGTTCATCTCATTCGCCTCTTTATTGTTTTCATTATGAGTAATTCCAAACAATAATGCTTTCTTCAATAACTCTAATTCCTTTTTGGTAAATTCAACACTTACTTTCATCTTATTATCTTTTACTGCCAACGCTCAAAACGAAACGCTAACAAGGTTTAAAATTCATTGTTTCGTTGCACTACACAACGTAATTTTACACAGATCATTATGTGGCATTAGAGTACATCCACAACGCACCATCTAATACGCATTGTATAAACTCGTCTATACTAACATCTTCTACTTCATTAGCTCTTTGCTTTGCAAACTTTTCTAATTTTTCTTTTAATTCTTTTGGTAAATTATCCATAATTATTCGTTTTATACAAAACGTTAGCACCAATACTAATTTTCAGATTCTTTTATCATTACAGCATTTGCAGCCATAGGCATAACTACTATTCTGTTGTCTGTACTAACTCGTATTCCCTTACCTTCATTTAAGGTTACTGCTACACCATCAATTTTGACATCAACTGCGTTTGTTAAGTCAATCGTATGTGTTTTCAACTCTGTATCTCTCCAAATTATTTTCATTTTATTTAAGTTTTGTTTTTAATATTCCGTACAGGTGGAGGTGGAGGTGCTTGTCTGCCTAGTCCATTATATTTCTTAATATTACTTTTCGTTTTTCCCTCTCTTAAAGGAAATGATTTCCTGCCAAAATGTATATCACATTGCTTGGTAGTTTCTTCTTTTTTAAATAATTGTTTAATCCAGTACATATATTTATTCATAATAATTCGTTTTTAATCCGTACTATCCATTCTGCACATAATAGAAAAACTCCAAGCTCGTTAATATTATGCTTTTATCTTCTGTTTTTAACACGGATACAAGTATGATTCTCTTTCCGTTTCTGTTTAGCTGAGTCTTTACGAAATCATTCCAGTCTTCTACGTTTTTAAATGTTTTTTGGTGTAGTGTCATGTTGTTGTGTTTACATTCGCTAATTCTTGCTCTTGCTCATCGTTTAAGGTGTGACGAGCTTTTAAGTAATCTATATCAATTAAATTACCCTTCTTATCTGTAATAGCATCCTTGATCCAATCGCAGTACTTACCGAACTTTTCGTCGTCAATTGGCGGTAGTGGTTTTGGTGGTGGTGTGTCCTTGTATTTTTCTTTAAGGTTGTTAATGTACTTGTTATCATCGTACATACCCATAAATACATCAGCGTTAAACCCTAGTTTAGATAGAGCTTTTGTAGTAATGTCTGTCTCAATCTTCTTTGCCCATTCGTCATCAGCTTGTACACATTTCCACTTTTTAGAATACTCCTGCATAAATATCGTAGAGCTTATTGGAAAAGTTACGTCAACACCATTTAAAGGGTATTTAAAAATTGCCTTAGCTAAAACCATTACTTGATTATCTACAACGTCAATAAACTCATAATCTATTGATTTGATTCCCCATTTATCGCCATACGTTCCGAACTTCTCGGTAGCGTTTTTAATTTGATAAGTAGCGTTAATGCTTGTAAATTTATTACCAAAGGTTACTTGTTTTGTGTGATTTGGGTCAGTTTCTTCAACCGAATTCCACAATGTTAAATTATTACTTTCCATTATATACTCCTATTATTTTACATTTTGATTGATCCCTGTTTAATCGGTCGTACAGACTATCAAAGTCTTGTTGTGTTCCTTCGAATGAAATACAGCGACCTTTACGCACTACTTTACTATTGCTGTAGCGTTCTGTCATTGCGTCCCATTGATTAATTGTAAAACCGTAAACTTTTAGAAGTATATCGTACTTCATGATCTCTGGTTGAGCGTGTGCGTACTCGTATGCTTTGCGCTCTTGATCTATATTAAAGCTTTCCGTGTAACTCATAAAAATTCAAAGTTGATTGGTTAATAGTTACGTTTAAAGACTCCATCCTGTCCTTTATTTCATTGTTATTTTCTAATACTGAGATAACCCATTCTTTAGTTGCAAAATTGACTAATGTTTCACCGTATGAATCTGTAGTTTTTGAGATAACACAAAAAGTAATACCTGTTGCTTCTATTTCTGCATACCCTTCTACCGTGAAAAGTACTTCATACTCAGAGTTGAAAACATCTATCTCGTACTCGTTGTTTTCTTTTAATGTTAGTTCTGTTATCATAATTACTTTGTTTGTTTGCATCAAATATAAATCACTTTACCCTGTTAATAATGAGTAAAGTGATAAGCGGTAGATATTAATGATGAGTGGTTAATTTAGTGTACTAAATCGTTTAATGTGTTTTATTTGGTTGTTAGAGTTAATATGTGGCTACACCTACATTCGGGAATTCCACCTCATTGCTACCCATTACAGGTATTCGGTTCAAAGACCGTAGGCGATTTACGCCACACACTAACAATAACATTATTTAAAAATCATTAAAACGCTTTTTACATTTAGCATTATAAAACATTCGCCATAAAACAAGCATTAGACCAACCTTTATCCGTAGGTTCAAATCTTGCTACAGGTGAATAATATTCTTTATTATCACAAAAATGAGGGTCTATTAACTTTTGTTCTTTCAAATCTGCTAATGAACAATCGAAAACCATTATTTTTCTACCCTCGTAGTTTATACAGTCGTGATATTTTATTTCAATAACCAATTTACCGTTAATACTTTCACTTCTTACTATTGTATAGTTGTTTGGCTTTGGGTTAGGTAGCCCTTTTTCTGGTTCATAATAAGAACCTACACTCATTCCAAATACTCCCATAATTCACATTTTATAACACACTGTATAGCTAATAAGCATCAAGTGCATTGGTTAATAATTTAATTTAGTGTTGTAAGCTTACTAGCCATACAGAAAACGTTAGCAAAAATAGCTGTTTATCTTTCTGATTCCTTATCGGCTATTTCACTTAACTCACTCATTGCCTTACCTACTTCAATATCGCTCGGCAACGATTCGCTAACATTAAATAAATCCAATATCTCTTCCGCTGCTTGGTCAATGCTGTAATTATCGTATTTGAATTGTTCTAATACTACTATAATATCTTCTTTCATATCGCTACTGTATTTATTCTTGTTCATTATACATCCCTCAAAGCTCTAACCGCCCTTAATGCTAGCACGGTACTTACAACAAGGTAAATAATAAACGTACAAGACAACACAGGAAGTATTTTAGGGTATTTGTAGTACAAGAGAAAAAATACTATCAATACTCCGTATCCTGTCACCATAAATAGAGACATTGTATTAGTACTTTTCTTTGCTTTTATTTGTTTCTTTTTGTCCATAGTGAAAGGTAATTATAGTGTTTTGTTGTTTACTTGTTATTGTGATGGTCGGTTAATTGTGATGATGAGTGGTTTTTTATCTTCTGCTTGTAGTACTCCCTAATTTTGTTGAGTTCTTCGCGATCCCATTTAAAATTAGTTTTCTTCTCTTGTGCGGCTATCTCTTTTATATCGTTGTAATCCTCTTGACTGATCCTAGAAAGTATGTTTAAGTGGTAGCTGCTTTCGTTTCCATCCTTGTAGATATTGCAGCCTTGGCATTGTCCATGCACGTTGCGCTCATCATACCTCAAAAGACTGTATAACTCAGCTTTGTATAAATGTCCAGCCTGAAAGGACGAATCCCACTCTTTATCACAACTTACACAAGCTTTCCCTTTGTCTCTTAGTCTTATATATTCGTGGCACACTGTTCTGACATTTATTTTTAAGTTAGATAGTGTATTTCTGTCTTTCTTTTTGGCTTTCTCTTCGTTTAGTTGTTGTTTCCAAATTTTGTTTTCGCTCTTGATTTTGTTCAGGTTCTTCATAGCTTTTTGATACAACTTTTCGTTAACTATGTCCCGATGAACTTTCTGACACTCTTTCTTTTTGCAATACGGATTTTTCGGATCAGTTTTATTAAATCTCTCCTTACAATTTCTACACTTAGGATTGTTTTTATTCATTGATAAATCGGTTAGTGTGTTTTATTCGCTTGTTAGCTACAATAAGCTAATCTCTTGCTTTACTTGTTGCCAATATTCCATCTTGCTATCTTCTTCGTCATACCCTTCCAAATCGTATGTATTTATAACTTGTTCTGCACATCTTATAGCACATCTTTTACATTGGTCGTGTTCGTCTTGGTCAGAGTATATTATCATATCAAATATGTTGTACAATTCCTCTGCTTTTTCTTTTGGTGTCATATTTTAAATTTTAGTTTATTAATCCGCTTACAGTAGCTAACAATATGTAACAGGCATTAAAACGACCTGTTACACGACCTCGTTATAGCCAATTAACGTTCATACATTACAGCATCTCCCTCTAGCCAAACACGCTCTGCGTTTCTACGTTTCTTAATACTATTTTGGTATATTAAAATTTCGCTTTCTTTTTGATTAATCTCTTTTTCAAGTCGCTCACATTTTTCACACTTAGAACTTCCACCTATAAATTGGTAAGAAGAAATTTCACTTTCCATTTCTAAGTGTAGTGCATAATCTTCTGCTATTTGTTTTATTTGCTCACTTGTGGCTTTAACCCCAATTTCCTCAAGTATTTCAGATAAACACTCTATTCTTTCTGCTTTCATAATTTAATTTTTAAAATAACTGGCTATAACACAATGAATAACCCATATTCGTACCTCATACGGCTCATAGCCAAACCGTTACCAATTAAACGTTATACCTTCGTCTTCTTTTAGCTTTATCCCCATGTCATCAGCTACTAAGTAAACTACCCTTATTAAGTTGGATAGTTCTTTGGTTTATCAACTATTTCTACTGATTCATCATGCAATAATGAAACAGCGTGATTCATGTATTTCACGTTGTAAGCGTTGTCAGGTTTTACATCTAATTTCAAAGACCAGTTTTGTATTGTTTCATCAAAATATACCTCGTAAACATCATCTTTATCAAATGTCCATCCATTAGGCAAAAATCCCATAGAGTTGTCAGCAGTCATGTTTCCGTCAAGGCTTACAAAATTTCCTTCGTGTATCATTAAACCGTTTCTGTCTTTTAGTCCAGTTTCTTTCATATACTTATCAATTTATCTAGTTCGTCCTGTGGGTAGTCTACGTTTATATTCCACATCTGGCAGTGAAATAGTGACCATTCACATAATGTTTTTATTTGTTCTAAATCCATTTTTGTAGTTGACAACTCAACACCACACAAGTATTTAAAAAGGTCGTCTAGTTCCTTCTTTGTATAGTCTCCTGTTTTGTTTAACTCTTCGTAAGCTTTAACAAGTATAACACCCTTGTAGTACCTCTGTAGCGGCTTAACTTCAATCTTAGTCACCTTTTAACTTCTATTCCTTTTAACTTATGCTTTGGGCAGTGACTTAAAGTACCTGTAGCTTGACAACATGAGTATGTTAACACTACTGGATCATGCCCTTCGTTTGTTTCGTAATTTGGCTGTATTTGTGTCTCACGTTCGTTGTGCTGCACTTTCTCCGTTGTTATGTACCAGAACCATATAAAAGGAACTGAAACGATTAGAGCGAAGGAAATACAAAGCAATACTTTTTGTTGGTGTTTAGTTGGTTTCATGGTAGTTGGTTTAGTGCAAAAATAAGTTCGTTTTCTAATGCTAATTCGTATGTTTCGAAATACTTTCCATCTGATGGCTTGAAAGGAGAGCATGAATAACCCAATTTAAAATAATTGATAGGTGGTACAATGTTCATTCCCTTCTCTTCTCTTAGCCACTTTTGTAGTAAACTTTGTGAGGGTGCAGAAACCCAAGAAACGGAAACGGTAAAATTAACTGTACTGGCAAAATGACCTATATAATCACCCGTGTTATCGTTCCACACATATTTCATATATGGAAAGCCTTGATTGAACCCCTTTTCTTTTGCTAGTTTTGCAGTTTCAAAGCTTATTAGTTGATCTTTCATAAATTTTTACTTTTTAGTTTTCTCAAATATACCTCTTAGCACTTGGTTAAGTCTGTCAATTGTGATGAGTGGTTTATTTTGGTGATGAGTGGTTATACTCCAAAAATGTTAGTTTGATTACTTGGCGCATCGTCGAACGTGTACTCATTCCCAAATTTATTGTTTAATCGTTTCACTGTATCGTTGAAGTAATCCTTATCTAGCTCACACGCTGTTAATTCAAAGCCTAGGTTATTACAAGCGATTGCAATTGAACCACTGCCGAGGTGAGTATCAATAATCTTATCGTTTGGTTTAGCGTACTTGTTTAAAATCCATTCGTAAAGTGCTACAGGTTTTTGAGTTGGGTGTATTCGAGTTTCGTTCTTCTTTTTGTTTCCGTTTTGGTGATTTGCCACATCTACCAATCGTGATGCGTGTAACCCTTGAATCATTCCAGACCATTTGAAACGAACTATATCAGTTCTATTGTTTAAGCTGTTATATGCTATTTCACAATCGAACTGGTCTGTTTCCCCATTTAGCTTATCCCATACTATTCTTCCGCCACGTAGATCATATTCATAGTAATTAACCCCCCAAATTATCTGATTTTTTGAAACTCTAAACAATTCGTTAAAGTAGTCAACACCTGCTGGTTTGTTATCCCATTCTTTATGCTTGTACTCTTTGGATTTTACATTCAAAATTTTACCGTTCTTTTGCTTGCACTTGTTAGGTTTTCTCGAGGGCTTACTTGCTCCGATTCCATATTCAGGATCAACCACAGCCAAATTAAAATAATTATCAGGATAACGCGCCATGAGTTCCATGTTGTCCTCGTTGGTAATGGTTATTTTATCTGTGATGTTCATATCTATTTACTTTGTGTGTGTTTTTCTGTTGAAATAACTCTGATATTAGCTGTTTTACAACAGCTGTATTTTACAGATTCGCCTGATAAATAACCTTCTGAAAATGCAACCCAATTAGTGTCTTTTTTCACTGCTTCAATTGCGTTCATTCTACCTTCTTCACAATTATATTCTATAACTATGTCTTGCGCTATTGTTATT